GGCTGCGCAGTGTTATAGATGCGCTGCTCCGCCTGACGGATAAAAATATCCATGTCAGTTGTTGGGAAAGAGTTCTCGCAGTAATCACTTACTGCAACGACAAGCTCGGCGTAGTTCATGCCATTGGGCCTCGTGCCATCAAGCCTTTAGTAGCTGCACCAGTACCGCGAACTTTGATACCAGTTGTCTTTGTTGGCTCATCGCCAGCTGACTTGCTGATAGCACCAACGCTCACGTCGTAAGTGTCGAGCTTACTGCGGTTAGGTTCTTTGCCGGGGTTGGTAGAAGCCTTGACAACTTTACCAGTCATGGTGTGTGGCGTTGCATAGACCTTGGCGTCGCCAACTTCTTTGCCCATTAATTTTTTGCTAAATGTAGCCATGATTAGCCTCGCTTTTGTGCGGCAATTTTTGCCAAGTTACGGCCCATTGCCTTCATGTTGGCGTTGGTTTTACCACCGCCCTTGCCTTTACCGCCAGCCATTTCGCCTACGGTAGGGCCGCTGTCACCAAGGTTTTTGCCCTTAGTTTTGCCCTGCTTGGCGATGCCGTCTGCTGCTCGTGTATATGCCATGTTTAAACTCCTTAAGATGTTACAAAACAATTTGATTTTTGCAAATTTTCTAATCCCGGTATTACTTGCAAATTATGAGGCAAATGTAACCCAGATACAAGCTTTCCTTGAAGCGGAATGATGTGATCTACGTGCCATGAAAACCCAAACAACTTTGTTCTCAATCGGGCCAATTCGTAAGCTTGTTCTACCATCCAATGATCTTCATCGGTAAACCAACTTGGTTTGCGTAAGTTTACAGCGGCTCTACGCCTAGCGTCCATAGCGGCAACTTTGCTTGGGTTGTTAATTTTCCAATTTTTATTTTTTTGTTGGACTTTAGTTTTGTGATTGGTATACCTATTGATGTCAGCCCTTTTGCGATACACCGCAGACAATTCAGGGTTCTTTAATGCCCAATTTTTTTTTCGTGCATTGTCACAAACTTTGCAGTGGGCTTGATACCCATCTTTACTGTTTACGGCTTGTTTGTAAAACAAATCGTAAGATTTAACGGTTTGGCAACGAGTACAAGTTTTCATGATATTGTTACTGTTCCTACTGAAGTGGTCGCAACAAGATAATTAGGTGTTAATGCTACATCAAAATTACTAGAGCCACCCACCGGTAGCCACCCCCATTGAATGTCCCGTGAACCACCTGAAAGATTGCCCAGTGCGTTTACACCAGACGTTACATAAGTTGTGTCTTTACGGGGGTTACGCAAAGCCTGCGGATCATCAACCGGGAACGTGCCCAGCATTAACTGGGGGTGATCGGGATCCCAACAATCAGGGCACACTAACAACTCGTACTGACGCTGCTTAATAATCTCAGTCTTAAGGCGCTTGAGTTTAAATTGCTGCCCACAGCGATCACATTCAGCAATCGCTATCTTGCCGGATGCAAAGCGATTACCCATTATGAGCCACCAATATACATTTGCCTTGGTACAAACCTTGAAGCTGCCTTCTCGCGGTCTTCACCGGCGGCAATCTCAAAGGTTTCCATGTAAATTTGCTTGAGCATCTCAATTCTGGGCATTAGCTCAGGCACTTTGATTGCAATGTGATACGCCAAACCTGCCACCAAAGCGGGCAGGAAACGGAAATTCATGTCGGCTGTCTCAACACCAGCGCCAGCATCTTGCACTCGGCGCAGTCTCCAGTAAACAAACTGGTAGGGGGTGCTATTGTCAGGTGTCGGCCAGACAGTCACAGCGGGAAGCTGGGGCACGTACACGGCAGTGCCGTTTAAATGAGAGGCTGCAGTTGTATTGTTCTGCCCACGGTACACGCCGCCCAAAGTGTTGCCTGTGACGTAGGTGTAGTAAATGTCTTCAGCGTCTAAACGAATAAACCCAGAGCCAGCCAAGCCGACCACAGTGTTTAATGTAATCGTGGTGTCAGTAGAGTTGATGGCTCCCACCAGCACTGAGCTGGTTGGGTTAGTTTCCCCGGAAAGACGCTGCACCCACACTTGAATAGGTCTGGCCTGCGATAGTTTGTTAGGAATGGTCGCATAAGTAGAAACACTAATACGAGTAATGGTCAAGTCAGCCTGCGTTGATGCAGTGTTTGATCCAGTTCTAACCACATGTTCCAGCAGGTCGATAGTGTCTGTTGGCAAAGCGTATGTGCTCAAGCCGGGCGTCAAGTTAATGATGCCCTGCTCCATGGTCCACATGTTGATGCCTTTGGACTGCCACTCAATGGTCATCAGGTTCATGGAGCGACGCGCTGTTCGCAAGTCGTAACCACTACGCATTTCACGGCCAGCCCGCTCCCACGCTTCCTCGGCAATTTCCGTGAAATCCATGTTGAAGAGGGTGGTTCCGGTAGTGGTCATTTTTTAGCCGTTTTCGCAGAATTAATAAAAGCCTGAGCAGTGGGAGCGCCCTTTTGCCCGGGCTTGCGCATCTTTTCTTTGGAGCCAGCGGCTATCCGCTTACGTTTGGCGTTAATGTTGGCATAGAGGCCAACAGAGCCACCTAACGCATACTCCGTAAAATCAGTGTCGTCACGACGAGCTTTACGCACGCCATCCGGCATTTTAGAGGGCATGATTGCGCCCATACCACGACTGGCTCTCATGATTTAGCACATCTTTCCGCGTGTTTTACCACGCTGGGCAATGCCGTCAGCACGACGCGAAGCTGTCATGCCACCAGAAGCCATCTTTTTTTTACGTGGGGCAGAACCGCTGTCAATGTCTTGCGGAACTTGTTTGCCTTCAGTAAAGATGCCTTCGTTCTGCTTGTCTTCGTACTTCTTCAGTTCTTTAGCAGTGGGGCCGCCTTGCTTGCCACGGCCAGCGCCTACTTTGGGAAATTTCCCGTAAGAGTCTGCGTCCATGTAACGCATAGCTTTGCGATCTGCAAAAGGTGTTTCTACCAATTGAGCTTGGCCGCGCATCAATTTTTCAACATCAAACTTATCGCCAGATTGATCTGGAAGATTGCGGTCAACGTCATCGGCAATGGTGTAGCCGTACATAGGTTTGTTTTTAGACATCGTCAACCCCTTACATTTTTCCGCCGCCACACATGGCGATCATTTTGCCTTTGGTTTTGCCTTTTACAGCACAGCCGTCAGCAGCGCGTGTGTAACCACCAGCCGCCAATTTGGTCATAGGTTGACCTTTGTGCAAACGGCCTTCGTGTTTGTTCACGGCCTTCTGCATCATTTTCTTGTCCATTTTCACGTCTTCGTGTTTCATATCGCCACCTTTTGAAAATTTACGGCCTTTGTCAGCCGCTGAAAAATCCTTCCCCACAGACTGTGGGACGCCTGCTTTCTTGGCAAACGCTGGATTGTGAGCCACCGCTTCCATGAAATTGTGTTGTTTTTTACTAGCCGAGGGCACTTCTTTGTTCCTTCATGAAGTCGTCAATTTTGCTTTCAAGCCGGTCTAAGCGAGTCAGCACGCGGTTTATATCGGCGTGCATATCATTCTTAGTCACAAACTTTTCAGCATTCTCTTCACGAGTTTTGCTCAAAAGAATGCTTAGGCGTTTCACTTCGTCGTGAGACACCTTTACCCAAAACATCAGCAAGCCTGATGCAAAGGACAACACAACATTCCAAATCATCAGTTCCATGTCAGCACTTCCAAGCTCTAAGTGATTTGTTTATGCGTGAGTCTGGGTCTTTGGCGGTCTTGGCGGAGGTCAGCTTCTTTTTCATGCCTTCCATCCTCGCACAGAAAGAATCTTTGCGGGAGCCGCCTTCCGGCTGGGGAGGTTTCAAGTTCATGCCTTGCGCTTTCGCGGAGGCGCGACCCTTGGCGTTTAAACCGCCTTTGGGGTTCTTGCCTTCTTTCCTCTGCCATGCTGGACTCTTAGCCATAATAAATCATCGCCGTTACAGAAGGACCACAACCAAAGAACATACCGTTTTTACAGTAAATGCCCTCACCGGGAATGTCAACAGACAAGCCAACTGTACTGTAAGTATCAAGCTCTAGGTAAATGCCTGAATAAGCAGTTACATTGCCAGAGGTAGAAACCGAGTTGGCCGTTGTAATACTAAAACTATTGGCATTGATGTACGTAATTGCGTATACGCCATCACGACTTGCGCCTGTTGTAAAGTCAATAAAAGCACGCTGGCCGTTAGTCAAGCCATGAGCAGTAATTGTAATCGTTGCTGTTGTGCCCGTCTGGCTGTATGTGCCCGATTTTGCTGTTGTAGGGTCACATGCCGCCACGTTGCGCAAAGAGGACGTGCCAGATGTAACAGTGCAACCTTTAAGCCGTGTAGGGGTTGTGGTTACAAGGATACCCGAGCTCTTTATGTACGCTGCGGTTACGTCGTATTGCATTGCCATAGCTTACCCCTTATCCATAAAAGATAGTGGTCGTCACGGTTGCTGACGGTAGGAACACATAAATGCCGTTTGTAGCCAACACGCCTTCACCGGGAATCCTAACGTAAAACGAAGTGCCGGTAGAGCAGTCAATCTCAGTTAATAACCGCGTGTAAACAGTCACATTACCGCTGGTTGTCAACGTAGCTGTTGTAACAGTAAACGTGGTGCTTGTGGGCACAGTCTCAACAAGGTATGTGTCGGCAACCAAAGTACCTGTACCTGTCACCAACACCACTCGGCTTACACCCGCGACCAAACCCGTTGTAGATGGCACAGTGACTGTGCAAACGGTTGTACCGGGGATGTTGTAAGTGCCGGTAATTGGCACGTTATCAACAATGCTTGTGTTGAACGTTGTGGAGGTAGATGGCGATACAACAACACCTTTCAGGCGGGTGCGGTAAGGCACAGCAACACCCGAAACAGTATTGTGGTACGACGCTACGTCATACTGCATCATAATTAATCTCCTTTAAAAGGGGGACCGAAGCCCCCTAGATTAATTAGTCGTTTTGCTGACCAACCAATGGATCTGCAACGAAGTAAGTGATGTAGCCACCAACAGTACCAGAACCGCTTGTGTCAATAGTCACGGTGACATAGGACAAAGCAGAAATAGCTGTGCGGGTCAAACCAGCGGTGATAGAACCAACAGCTGCAACAGACAGGTTGTTAGCGATAGCTGCACCAGTCACAGAACCACTTGTGTAGTTGCGAGTGCCCAGATCAACAGAGCCAGAGCCTGCGTCATTGATTTCCACTGACAGCACAACTGCGCCAGCAGGGAGGATCAAGTTAGGAGCGCCAGAAGCAGAAGAAACTTTTACGTTAGTTGCGGTAGCAACAGAAGCGTCAGCAATGTAGAACTGCGCGGCCATAACGCCGGAGCCACAATAAGCGGTACGAGTTTGATCGCCGCCGCCAGAACGCCAAATACTTTGGGTGGTTGATAATGCCATGATAAATTGTCCTTACATACAAGATCAGCGCATCAATCGGTATGTCGTCTGCCGGGTCAGTTTGATGCACCGGGTTTCCCGGGCTAATGTGTTTATACCACTACGTTTAAACCAATGCAACAAAAAAGGGAGCCGAAGCTCCCCTTTTTTTTGAGACCAATTAGGCTCCGGGTGAACCGAAGATGCCCAATGGGTCAGACACGCCGAAGCTGTAACGCTCACGGGCTTTGTAACGAACGTTACCTGTGTCGAAATCCCCGTCCATTCCAGTGCTCATAGGAGTACGGACGAAGTGCTTCAAACCGTTAGGCACGTCAGTCAACAGGAACCAAGCATTGGTGTCTGTCAAGAAGTGGTTAACGGTGTAGCCTTCAGGGATAGAACCGTTGTTCTTCAATGCGTTGATGTCATTGTCGTTAGTACCAACGCGCAACTCGGTCTCGAGCAAGCGGGTAGCAACGAACATCAATGAAGGAGGAACAACCAACTTCTTAGGCTTAGCGGCGATCAGCAAGCTACGCTCGTCTGTCCAAGCAGCGATCTGAATGACAGCGTTTTCCAACGATGTTTCGTTCAAGTCGGCAGGAGTAGAAGGTGTGTTGCTGTTAGTACCACCAGAAACCAAGGGGTGTGCTGTAGAGCACAATACTTGACCGTCGCCGTATGTAGGGCCACCAGCGAAAGCGTTGTTCAGGACGTAAGCGGCCTTAACTTGCTTTGTGTAAGCCATACCACGGGCCAGAGCCTTGGTATAACGTGAAGACAGGCTGTCGTACAAGTTATCTTCCACAGCTTCCTCAGTGATGGAGAAGCCCATCGCAATGGTTTCGTGGGTGTAACGTGCAGTCCATGCTTCTTGCGCGTTGTCATAAGCGATGGCAGAGCCCTCGTTCTTGACAGGTGCAGCAGCAAAGCCAGACAGCTTTGTTTCTTCTTCGAAGCTACGCTCAGAGGATTCTGTTTCGTAGATTTCTTTGTGCTCTTCGCCGTATTTGGCGTACTCAAGACCGAACAATGCGTTCAAGCCGGGGAGCAATTCTTTGAGCAGTTGTGCGCGTGAAATAGCCATGGTAAGTTACTCCTTAGATGCCAACGGCGTTAGTGAAGGCAGAAGCGCCGGGGTTGAACTTAACCAACACTTCAGTGTAGGTATCGGTCAACGGAGAAGCAAAACCAATGATCTTGAACGCGGCAGCTGTAGTAACAACTGTGCTTTCCAAGGCGCTGGTAGAGTTACCTGTACGGGTGTTACCTGTAGAAGTAGACTGTGCAGCAGCAAAGAAAGTGTTTGCGCCAAGAGCGGCTTGAGTAACTTGACCGTCAAGCTGAGCTTGGAAAGTCACGTTAGGGTCAGTGATAACGTAGGCTGTAATAGGGCCGCCGTTAGCAGTGCCAGAAGGATAGTACTGACCGTAGATCTGCTGGCCTTGTGAGTTGATGTAAGAACAACCAACAAACACGCCCCAAGCACCCATACTGTCACCACCAAGGTTATTGGTAGTTAAGTCTGCGCCGGTAGCGGTGGACAGAGCGATATAACCGTCAGCACCGATGATAACAACTTGACCATAAAACAGGTTAGTTGCTTCACCAGCGGGGTCGATTAGGAACTGACTTGTAGCGCCGGCATAAGGCATGCCGTCGTTACGGTTGATGGGACGAAGCCCATAGGGAGCATTGGTAGTTGACATTAAAGTCTCCAAAAAATTTAAGTACCTTTTCCGAAAGTGACCGTTGATTTACGTTCTTTGAACATAGGCATCCGTGGGTCATTTTCGCGCATGTAAGTGTTATCCACTGACTGCATCTGAGCTTCCGATTGTTTTCGGTAGTAATCATTACGCTGTTGTGTGAATTCCACAGGTGTTTTGCAAAGCAACAAACCGCCCACTTCAACGCTGTCGGGGAACTTCGCATTGGAAGAACCAAACAAACGAATCTCTGGATGGTCAGAAGCCCTGACGGGTTCCCAGCCTTCGCGAAGCTTGCCGGAAATGTTAGTGGCGTCGTCTTTACCTAAAGAAGCAATCCTGATCCAACGGTATGCATAACCCTCCTCTGGAGTTGGGTCGGGCAAAAGCTGTGGAGGCATCCAGTGTTTTGGACGTTCCGCTGCTTCGCGGGTTTCAAGAGCGCGGCTAGGGCGTGCAGATTTTTCCATTTTCATTTCCTCATTTCTTTCGCTACCTCACGTGCATAGCTCTCCAAGGAGATGCCAAGCCGTTTGGCTAAGTTCACTTGCGTTTCTGTCAGTACGATTTTCTTTGGTGCAGTACTTCTAGTTGCGGGTGAAACAACATTGGACTTGGTACGTTGAGGTTTGGCATCAACGGATCCCCCGGCTCCAAATTGGTCAGGGAATCTATCTCGTAGGTCGGTGTCAATACGCTTGTAATATTCATCACTGCCTACTCGTATACCGCTATCAACAAGTTCTTCATGCAACCCAAGGGCGTATGAAGTCATGCGCTTGTTGCTTCCAAACCACTGATTTCGGTCTTGCCATGCAAGTAGTTTTTCGTCAACAGGTGCAACTTGTTGAGGTTGCGGTGTGATTTGTACAGGAGTTTCTTCTTCCTGTAAAGGGGCTGGTCTAAAATTATTTACTTTGTCGGCGCGGATCTTGGCGTTAGTGAGTGCTTCCTGCGCCTCCACTAACTTATCGGTGTCGCCGGCTTCGTAAGCTTCTTTGTATAGACGCTTAGCCTCTTCAATCTCATTGGAAACCGTGCGTTTAGCCTGCTCTAAGAGAGCATTTTGGCCTTGGCTCAGGGAGCCTTTTAAACGCTTGTTTTCTTCTGCGATGGTTTGAGCAAGCTGTAAAGCTGCCTCTTTTTCACGTTCTGCGGCCTCTTTTGCACGGCGTTGGTCGTGAAAACCTTTGGTAAACAGCTTTAAACGCTTCTTTGCGCTCTCGGTATAGCTTGCCAGCTCTTCATCGGTTGGATCCACCGGGTCAAAACCCAACGGCTCACGGTCCCGATCCTCTTCCGGCACATCGCTAACAACCTCAATTTCAGGTTTTTCAGCAGATTCAACTTCAATTTCAGACTCAGGCTCTACAACCTTGCCGCCTTTACGAGGGTTAATTTCTGCTTCATCAGGAAATTCAAATTCAGTTTTTTCTGTTTCAGCCATAAAGCCTCCTTAGCTTGGGCGTTGGATACCGCGCGGATCCTGAACGACAGCCTGCACGGAGTCATCGGCAATGAGTCTCCACTCAGTGCCATGAATCTTCATGCGGGTTCCCGTGTTAGGACGCACTAACACAAAGTCGCCAACCTTACAGGCTGCGCCTGATGGGAAACGCTTTTCGTCCTTGAATGCATCGGGTCCGATTTTGGCTACGAACAGCACTGGTGAAAGTAGCTCTTCGTGGTACATGGCGGTCGCGGATTTTAAAATTCCGGTCTCACTAAACTCTTCCTCAGCCTTGGGCAACATGCACAGAATGTGGTACGTCGCCGGGTCTGGAACTTGTTTGGCTTTCTCTTCAGCGGAGGTATTGAGCACTCCGCTTAGATCCACCGCCTTCACATCAAATTCAGTCATT